GAGTCTTACTACAAGGGTCTTGCTTTGACTCTTATGCGCTTCTATAAAGACGATTTGATGCCTTTGGTGGCACGCGCTCGCACACCTGAATTACAAGATGATCTAATCAATTATCTAACCACAAAGAAACAGGGTCTAGATATTCTTGAAAAGATCCACCGTGGAGCACGTACATCTCGTGAAGTACAGGGTGCTAAGGTATCTGACTTTGATAAGATTATCCTCAAGGATAGCGCTAAGCCTTTCTCCAAAGATAATCTAAATATTGAAAATATCAGAACATATCTTTTCGATCCTAACTCGACAGCATCATATGAATACGCTCTCCAATCTATCGGCGGTAGAGGCCCTAAGGCTGAGTACATCCGTGAGATGCTCGCTAGTGGTAAGGTGACTGTTACTCAAGGTAACAAGACATCGGATATTATTATTCCCGATTACAGCAAACTTAAGAATGTTGTAGAGATGGATGATCTTGAGATTGGATTCAAGTCTCAATTAGCATCATTCTTTAGCCGTGAAGAGATGGCGGATTCTACAGTATTGCTATCTCGTAGCAAGAGATTCGGTGAGGCTGAACCTAAGATGCTCACCAAGGCTGTTGACTGGTTCTTTGATCTAAATGCTAAGTTTGAGAACTTGGCTGCTTTCGGCCCAGAGTTCAAGATGGCTTACTGGGATCATGTAGGCCGTTATGCAACAATGCTTGATACAGATGACCTGCTTAAATTGAAGGCATCTGCAACGGAGACCTTAGCACCACTTCGTAAGAATGGCAAGGCTTGGGGTAGAAAACACCAGACTATCAAGATTATTGATAAGGAACTCAAGAAGCGTGGCGATAACTATGTCCACGAAGGTGGCATCTCGCTAGAGCAACTTAACTCTATGGCTTCTAAGGCTGGGGCTAAGTACACCAAGCAACTCTTCTATGATGCTTCACAGCAGTTACAGTCTGCTCAAGCAATGCGTTTGATATTCCCGTTCATTCAGGCACAGTTCAACACCATTCGCAAGTGGGGTCAACTGTACGCTTCCAACCCAATTAACTTCTATAAGTTGGGTCGTGCGTACAACTCTCTTACCAAAGAAGGAACTAGCGCCATCTATGACATTACTGGTGTCAAGTATGACGAGGGACAAGGTTTCATCTATGAAGATGAATTCGGTGAGAAGCGTTTCCGCTATCCAATTGCTGGAAGTTTTATCGGTGGACTTGTAGGAAGAAATCTAAATTCTTCTGAAGCACTACAACTTAGTGCTCCTGTACAGTCACTCAACCTTGCTTTTGGTAACGTCAATCCAGGTGTTCCTGGCATTGGGCCTGCTGGACAGTTTATATATCAAGCAAGCGGTAAGTCAGCAGCATTCGGGCCTGTATGGAACACTCTTCGTGGAGTTGTTATTCCTTTTGGAGTAAGCGAAGCACCCGTTGAGTCTCTATTGCCAGCATGGTTACGCAAAACATTCCTTTACGCAATCAATGATCAAAAGACAGTTGAGCGTGGTATCAAGGATTGGGCTTCCTACCTAGCATCAACAGGCGAGTATGGAGACAATCCACTTGCTGACGACACGATGAGAAATCAACTCTTCAAAGATGCTGAAGGTATGTCTCGTGGTATTGGACTTCTTACAGCACTATTCCAGAGCATTGCACCAGCAACGCCTTCTCAGGAAGTCTTTGCAAAGATTCCTAATGACAAGAAGGTTGACTTTGCTAGCATGACTATGCTTTACAATGCATGGGATCAGATTAGCCGTAAGCACCCTGGTGACTATTTTGCAGCAGTTCACGAGTTCTCTACTCAGTTTGGCGAGCGCAATCTATTGTCAATCATTGGTGGTTCTACTCGTACTGTTACAGGAACCAAAGATGCTTGGACATTCTTGAATATGAATCCAGGTGCTGCCGATAAATACGCAACCAAGAATGGTGATATCGTCCCATTCTTCTTCCCTGGTGGAGAAGGTGCTACAGCATACTATGCTTGGCAGAAACTTACAGGACGTCGTGAGGCTCTCAGTACAGAAGAACTTGCTGCAGCAGCAGAAGAACTTATTTACAAGATGGCTAAGTCTCAGATCTCTGAGATGCAAGCTGCTATGGGTTATTCAGATGTCTGGTATGCCCAAGAGGTAAACAACCTTAATAAGAGATTTGGTGGTGCTGCTCCAGCATCTATCATCAATGTTGGTACTGATCAAGAGCGTATTGCCAATGTGGCTAAGGCTCTTCAGGATAAGGCATTTGAGATGTCTCCTGTATACAAAGAAACGCAAGAGTTCTATCAAGCATACTCAAATGCTATTGAGTTGCTTAAGCAGACTCGTGTTACAGCAGAACCAGATCTTGGAAGTTCCCATTGGTACGCAAGTCAATTGCGTGGTCAACTACAGGAACTTGCTGATAACTTGATGTTACAAAACCCAGCATTTGCTCCAATGTTTTATCGTGTATTTGCAGGAACTATGAAGGCAAAGGACTAACGTGGCAGAGACATACAACGAAATGCGGATGAGGCAGATAGCCTCGCCTACAGCCTATGCTTCTATGGGTACAATGGCAAACAACAACGCTGCCATAGCCGCACAAGTAGCAGCCCGTATTAGAGCAGAGGGTAGTTTCTATACTCGTACACTTGCCACAGCAGATCCAGTAGCATTCAGTAATCTTGCTGCTGCAGAACTTGATTCTCTGCGTTCACAACCTCGTAGTGATGGATTTGGAAATAATGCTAACTATCTACAGGCTTTGCTTCGTGCAAATGGAATGTCAAAAGGTACTACACCGCTAGGAACTTTTAGTTACGAAGATACACAGGCTTTCCGTAAGGCTGTAGTCGAAGCACGTCTTAATGGCGTAGAATATTTAACCCTACTCAAGGATAACCTAGATAAAGGTGGGGTAGGCGGAACTAAAACTAAGTTCAGCAAAGATGCCTCTACTGCTATTAACTTGATTGATAAATCAGATGCTGCAACTATGCTATCTAAAGGTTTTTATGCAGCCTACGGCGAAGCAGTTCCTGAGTCTGAGATTACTCGATTCATGAACAAGTTCAATGCTCGTGCTAAGAAAGAAGCAGTAACAACTACAGCAACAGGCACTACCACCACAAGTACAGGTGGAACTACAGGCAAATCCACAACCACTCGTTCTGGATTAGGTTTTACTGCGGAAGAACAATCTAACTTCCTTGCTAAGTACCTAGCAGAGCGTGGCGTACAGATTACCCCTGAGACAGGTGGAGCTGCAAAGACATTCCTTGATGAACTACGCAACACCTACAAGAACAATGGTTTGGCTGAGCCAGCATTTGGAACTCTAGCAGATACTGTAAAGGGACTTATCGGTACAGGAGATCCTGAACTAATCAAGCAAAAACTTGAAGAGGCTAAGCAAAGAATCCGTAATCAGGCTGCTAAGTTAAACCCTGGTCTAGCAGATGCTTTGGCTAATGGCGAAGATATCAAGGAATATGCTGATCAATACATTAAAATTGCTAGCACCATTACTAAGAAGAATTATACAATGGATAACCCACTCATCAAAAAAATGATGAACATGAAAGATGAGAAGGGTAACTATCGTGCTGCCTCTGACTGGGAAGCATACGAGATTGTTCGTGGTAGTTCTGATTGGGACGGAAGTCCTGATGCGTTTAATTCTTATGCCAGCATTGGCGACATTATCGAGTCAAAGTTGAGAGGCTGACAAAGTGGCTGGACCTAAAAAAGTTGTTGAAACGGTAGTCAATGTTGCTAAGACTCTTCCTAAGGCTCTTGAAGCAAATAAGGCTTTACAGGCTGCTAAGGATGCTGAAAAGAAGATTGACGCTATTCTTAGTAAACCAAAGATTACTACAGCAGATGTCAAGAAAGTAGACAAACTTGCTGATCAGGTTAAAGAAAATTTAGACAAAGCAAAAGATCTTGGTGCTTCTACTTCTAAGAATAGCCCTATCACAAAAGTTGAAACAGCAGTAAAAGAAAAAGTTGCTGAAGTTAAAGCAGAAGCTCCTAAGCCTACTGCTGGACAAAAAGCAGCTACGGCTATAGCTGAAAAACAAGGAGTAAAAGATCCTTTCGGCTTAAAAGGAACTACAACTAAAGCTGCCCCTAAAGCAGAAGAGGCTCCTGGCCCTAGCAACCTTCCTAAGTCTACTGTAACTAAAACTACTAAAGAAGAACCAAAACCTACTACTCCTAAAACTCCTACTAAGACTCCTACTAAGGTTGCTAAGACGGAAGAACCACCTCCTAAGCCCACAAAAGCAAGTTCATCAAAACTTTCTAAGTTAGAAAAAGAAACCACAGAAAAACCTCCATACGGAGTATTTTCTGCTATCGGTGCAACCGCTGCTGGTAAAGGGCTTGAAATTCCTGATACTGGTGACGGTGCTGGCGATGGTAAGGGTGACGGTACTGGAGACGGTACTGGCGATGGCACAGGCGACGGTAAAGGTAACGGCGCTGGTGATGGCACTGGTGATGGTAAAGGCGATGGAACCGGCGATGGTAAGGGCGATGGCAAGGGTGATGGTAGCGGCAGTGACGGAGGCGGCGATGGCGATCCAGACCAAGGTGGAGATGGATGGCGTGGTAATGGCGATAAAGGAAATCCTCCAAGCGATAATCCTCCTGAAGACGAACCCGTAGTCGATACTTTCGATACCACATGGCTAATCCTTAAAGCCAAACTCCTTGCTGCAGGCCTACCTGAATCTACTGTAGATAACAGCAGAGATTACTTCAGAGTTATTCTGAAAGATGCACGTTTTGCTGGAACCAACGAACTTGAGAATGTAGTAGATCAATATCTCTATCTTCCTACATATCAAGCCAAAGATGGAAAAACTATCGATTCTCCATTCTACAAAGACTTTGGTAAGTTCAACGAAAAGTTGACAACAAAGAAAAAGCCAGGAGAACTTGTAGGTCTTGTTCTAGGTTACAAGCGTGTCATTGACAAGTATGTTACTAGCGTATCAGCAAGAGCTGGATTCACAACAGATGAATCAATCACTAAGTACATGCAGAACGATGTATCTGTAGCAGAACTTGATGAGCGTGCTAACGCTGCTCGTTTGAGAGCGATTAACGCAGATCCAGCCTATATCGCTGCTCTTAAAGATCTCAAGTATATTGGCGATGCCTCAGAACTTACATCATTCTTCCTAGATCCAAACATTGGAACTAAGGCTCTTGAAGATCGTCGTACCTCAGGTGCGTTTGCTGCTGAAGCAGTTCGCAGAGCAGGTGAGACCACAGGTATTAAACTCGATACAGAGTTTGCTAAACAACAGGCTGCTCGTCTAACCCAACTTGGTTACACAGAGGCTCAGATTACTCAACTTGCTGGTCAAGGTTACGAGAATATCGCAGAGCAACTCAAGCCTACTGAGAAACTTTCTGGAATCTATGAAAGCCGTACAGGTACAGCAGCAAATGCTGCACAGGTACAGCAAGAACTTCAGGCTGAACAATTCCTTGGAACAGCATCACAACGTCGTAAGAAACTTGCTGAACAGGAAATCCAAGCCTTCCGTGGACAATCAGGTATATCCACAACAGCACTTCGTTCACAAACGATGGGCTTACTCTAACAGAATCCCGACACGGATCGATCGGCCCCGTGCGGCGTATTAGACCGACAGTACGAGCCAATATCTATTCCCCTGTAGGTATTGAGGCGTGCGCCAACTACTAGAAAGGGAGAGTTGCTATGAGCAACAACCGCGATAACTACTGGGATGACGAAGATGAAGATGATGACTTTACGCCATCATACGAATCGGAAACTGACCTTGTAAAGAAACTGCGCAAGGCTTTGAAGGCTGAGCAGAAGAGAAACAAGGAACTTGAAAGTTCACTAGGTGAACTCAGTAAGTCCCAAAGAGAGCGGATTTTGAAGGACGTATTTTCGTCCCGTGGCGTAAACCCAAAGGTAGCCGCATTTGTACCCAATGACTTAGATGCTTCAGAAGAAGCCATCTCTTCTTGGTTAGAACAAAATGCCGATGTATTCGGTTTTGAAGTTCAGCCACAGCAAGAAGTAAGTCAACAGGATGTCGCAGCATTGCGACAGATGGATGCCGTTACAAGTGGTGCTTTATCCCCCGACAAGTCCGAGGATTTAGCGTTTCGTATTAACAACGCTCAGTCTCAGGATGAAATCCTAAAACTTATCTACGGTTCATAATCGTAGCCACTTCGACCAAAAAGGATAGGTAAATGCCTAACTTGTATACCGCTGCTGCGTTGCCAGCAGGCCAAGCGGGAACTGTCGTTGGTGCCAACCTTGTTACACAGGCGTATGACAAGCTCGTAGAGTTCGCTCTTCGTTCCGTTCCGTCATTCCGTTCTGTTGCTGACAAGAAGCCAGCACAGCAATCCCACGCAGGTTCATCTGTATTGTTCCAGCTTTACAATGACCTTGCAGTTGCTACCTCACCATTGACAGAAACTGTCGATCCAGATGCAGTTGCAGTTCCTGCAACCAGCACAGTCGCAGTTACCCTCAATGAGTACGGTAACTCAATCATCTCAACTCGCAAGCTTGATCTCTTCTCACTCGCTGACGTAGAGCCTGCTCTTGCAAACATTGTTGCATTCAACATGAACGACTCACTCGACACAGTTGTACGTGACGTTCTCAATGGTGGATCACAAGTTATCCGCGAATCTGCTGGATCACTTTCCACCTCTGCAGCAATCACAACCATCGCCACAACTGACACAATCAAGTCACGCGATATCCGCTACGCAGTAGCGAAGCTCCGCGCAGCAAACGTTGTGCCACGCCGTGGAAACCTCTTCGCTTCCTACATTCACCCAGAAGTTTCTCACGACCTTCGTGCAGAAACAGGTACTGCAGGATGGCGTCAGCCACACGAGTACGTCGATACCGCTGGTATCTACGCAGGTGAGCTCGGAACCTACGAAGGCGTTGCTTTCGTTGAGTCTCCACGCCTACCAAACTCACAGGCTGGAGCAGGTGCTGGTGCAGCACAGGCTCGTGTGTACTCAA